AGGGTTTGCCTCCCATGTTTGTGATTCCCATGACTGGGATATCATAGTTCTCGGCGAACCTCCTCATGACGTCCTTGCTTTGAGGGGAGTTCACAGTTTGCATATCATTGATAATAGTTTGGGTTAGGTTATTATGTGAAATCATCGTAACTAATTGTGGTGCAGAAATGCAACACATTTTTTATAAATCATCTTGACAGCGTTCGTAACCTTTTAAAACCAATAAACTGATTAGGAACTTCCTGACAGAACCAAACTTCTTTGATTCTTTTTTGATAAACTTCTTAGCCTTTTTGCTGATCCTGCAATGGACTACTTCATTATTTCTTAGCATAAATTAATTGTTATCGGATAAACCTGAATAAATATCATTGTGATAATCTTCCCATTTCTCATCCTCTAGATTGTTTAGTTCTTCATCCATAATTGGATTTCGTTAGATTACAAAAAGAAGCTATCACCATTGGTGCATAAATGCAACACAAATAAGTTGACAAAATAAAAGCCGAGTGGCAAGTCGCTGATCCTCACTATCGGGAGGAAGGCGACGCCATCCGGCTTTTGGTATTGTGAAGGGGTTGAAAGGTTTGGGGCGGCAAGTCGGTGACTGCCACTATCGGGGCTGTACCCACGCCGTCCGTCCTTTCTTCTCTATCTTCATTCTACATCTATATTGTAGCATATTAATAGGTACTTGTCAAGAGGGGTAGGGGACTGGCTAGGGCTACAGCAAGCCATTTCATAAATTTTTTAACTTTCATTTAGATAACTTTCCCTTAATCTTAGCCTTTTATGCCATTAAAGCTCTAGGATAAGCCATTAATTGACAGGCCTGTTAACTTTTTGTAACACGAAAAAAAGTGAGCTGGCCAGGTCTGCATCAAGCCTCAGCCAGGTACCCCCCTGTTTTTAAAATGTGAATTATGAAGAACGGCTAAGGTTAGCCAAAAACCCTTGATGCTGTACTGCGAACTCTGAGGTTTGGAGAAAATGCTCCGCACCGCTAGATGTAGAGGTTAAAGGCATCTCGGTGAACAACCGTACACCGGGGTTTTGGAAGGTCGGAAAAAGTTTCGATTTAAGGCCCCTCTATTTTGAGTGGGCCATAATATTGACTTCCTTTATTTGATATGCTATAATGATAAGATTTATCAATTAACTCAACTATATGAAACACCTAACCCAACCACGAATCGCCGCTGCGATGTCAGTTATCTCAGGAGTTCTGTATTACTTTCAGAACGTACTTTAAAAGGGCGGGGGACTTACGTCCCCCTAGATCTAGATCACCTAACCCATAAAACAATTTACATCATGGAAAATACAAATACAAACAAAACAACCATCAAGCAATACCTCTGGCACTACGCCAAGATATTTCTAAAAAAGCTCATCAAGTTCGTGGCCCTGAATCTCTATAGGGTTTTATTAATCGTCACAGGCTATGCATTTCATATGATAAGCGTCGTTGCTGAGTTCGGACTTCGGATCGTTAATTTCGTGGCGCGAGACGTTGGAATGAATTTCAACAATCTTTTGAAAGAACCCGAGGGGGAATCAAATTACAATTCAGACTTCGACCAGAAGTTCACGAAGACTGACATCGAACAGATAGCAGGATCGATCAATCCAGACGCAAAAATTAAGGAGATTGAGGAGCATCTAGGAGTGTCTTACAGGCAGGCTAGGAAGATTCAGCAGGCCGCTAAGAATCCCCTCTCCGTTAATCATTATCAGATCATGGATAAGACCGCATAATCCGCGTATGTCCGCATATATACGACGTATATCCACTGGATGTATTCGTATAATATCCACTAATGCAACACATTATGCAACACAAAAATCTTTACAGATGTATCCGAGGGCCTTAAGATCAGAATCGTTTTATTAACCCTAACCCACCTAACCAATGGAAAATAATAATAAATCACAGATCGGTACCGCAATCGCTGTACTTATTGTGATCGGATTGATTGCTTATGCTTACATCAGCATATCCAATAAAGTCTACAAACCAGAAGATCTTTCTTCTACCCCCATTATAGATACGATGACTCTTGATGAGTGCACCGCCTATAATAATCAGGAATTGATCACTCAAAAAACATTGCTTCAAACTAAGCCTGGGAGCGAAGCCGGATCAGACTGGCTACCTTCATGCAATAAAATCCCCTTGGATGTTTACCAGGTTGATGAATTTGAAGGGGAACTCTGGGCCCTTGTAAGAGTTGGTGAGCCCTTCAATAAAGGTGACGAGCAAGGATGGGTCAAGAAAGATGCAATGATCAAGCTAGAACAATAGATCTGTAAAGCAGAAAAACCCCTGGAGCCATTACATCCAGGGGTTTTCTTTTTGTTTGATTGAATTTTAGAACTTGTCAGGAAAAAGTCTAGTCAAATAAATCATCAGCCTTCCAGCCGTCACTTGGTCATTGAATTTAGTCTCCTTAGAAACGATTCCTTTGGCCTTAGCTTTCTCCCAAACCTCTTTAGCACTAAGCTCTCCAGCTACCCTCTGCCAGTCTGGAATGGGATCAATAACTACAGGTTCACCGGGTTTATTTAAAGTCTCAAGAATTGTATAGCCTGAAATTTCTGATTGACTTTTACTTGAGAAATCACCCTTCAAGGGATCCATAACCTTGATAGATCTGAAAGTTCCAATGCTCTCAACGGCTACCCAGTGTCTTGGTTGGTAAGCCAGCTCTATAATCATCTTTCCTGCGTTTTTAGAAAGAATATCCATTGTAGGATTTCCTTTAACTCTAGTGGCCTTAAGACCAACGTTCTGAACAGAATCCCAGTAAAGTAGGCCGTCATTTGTAAAGGAAAGCTTTTTTGATATTTCTGCTGGGGTATAAACTACTCCAGTTAGCAAAAACAAAATCCTACAAATAGAAGTAATCGTGCAACCATAACCTCCTATGGTTAGTCCTGAATTTCCTAGTTTTACTCCACTCCAGCGACGGTCGGTTTGAAAGAATATTGCTTTTGTATCATCCATTTGGTGGGGGGTTAGTGTCTTCTTCTTTGTTTATAATCTTATTTACCTGCCTTTTAAAGAGGTCTCCAATCCAAATGATGGATGCATATCCTCCTACGCCTGCAAGCGCTGTAATGGCGATTGTTAGCTTTACATTCCCGGTTATACTCTCAAAAGTCAATCCGAAGATTATCCCGATCATTACACTGGTAAAGCCACGGATGAAAATGTATTTGAAATTCTTTGGCGTCTCTGTGTTGCTATTTAATTCAGACACTACGCCGCCTCCAATCGCGGCAAGAATGTAGTATATAATTTCTTTCATTTATTTATTTTGAGGCAGTGGTCTTCAGGACAAGTAGTGTGATCGTTCTTCGCATAGTAAATGATAACTAAAAACATGAACCAAAGCATCAAAATAAAGAAAGTGTAGGATAAATCAATTATGAACTTTGGAAAATCGGCCAGTCTTCCTGCTCCAATACCAGCATACAAGTGATATAAAAGTCCTGTGACTACCAGGTTAATAGTGAAAAGAACCGATAAAAAGAACCTGTGCTTAAATTTAATCATATAGAACTTGGTTTACGCTGTGCCAAGATCCGTCGCTAATGCTTGGTAGGCGGCTGCCAAAGCTGAAGCCTCTGCTGAATCAGAATAATTTCTCTTTATTATTCTTCTGGCAAAGTGTTTCATAGCTAATTGTTTAGCAAGTTTTAACTCAGCCGCATTTCCTGTATCTTCCAAAAATGTTGGAACTTCGTCATATCCATCTTCAGCCTCATTCAAAACGAGTTCTACGCTAACTACCCTTTCCTCATCACAATCACAAACTCTTGTCCATGGTGTTACTGGTAAAGCAGTCATATTTATTGTACGGTTACTATTAATTTATCGACTGTAAACAGTCTTGGGTCGGTGCTCTTATTAGTTATTTTAATCTCAATTGTCTGTTTACTCAAAATCTTTGGGATATCCAAAATTAATCCGAAAGTGTCTGATCCTATATTTGAGTAAGCGCTCTCCCCATTCACATCAATATCAAAGTCATTTCCTGGCGATACGGAGTGCATTAGTGCTGCCTTTCCATCATCGTTACTGAAAGCTACTGAAAGACCATCTTCTAAATCTTTTGTTTTATGAGCTGCTTGATTTTGTGAAACACTAGGCCATGAAAGGGGTTGCTCTGGTTGGAATGAGTCTTCTAAGACGCCTGCACTTGAATATCTATAAATTGTATTCACACTTACTTGATTGTCTATTCTATAAATTTTACCGTCATACATATTTCCAAGAAATCTGTCATTTGAATCTACCCCTGAAAAACTTCCCCCCACACCTGTAGCAGTTATGTCAGTGGTAGCGCCATTATTTGTAATATGCCAGCAATAATAAGCTGACCCTGTACTTCTAAACCATAAGTAAGAACTCGTTGTAGTGATATTGAAAAGTGCCAAAGGATAGTGAACTGCTATAGTCGAAGTATTGGCTACGTCCTCAGCACCTAGAGTAATGGTGGTTGCAGGAGTTGTTAATATTGCTGAGTAAATATTCCCATTATTTGTAACTTCAGGGACACACAATAAAAGTGTGTTGTTGCTCAGTCTTTTTGCTATTGGAGTACTACCTGCCGCAGCTGACAATGATATATCGGCGTTCGTCCCCTTCGTCACGGTTGTACCTGATACTGACAAAATGCAAGCTGTGGCGGCTGTATTCCAGCAAAGAAGTAACTTATTGGTTGAACAATGTTCCAAGAAAACTATTTGTTGTGAAGTTGCTGTATCAATTTGAAAAACAGTCCCTACGGTATTTAAACTAGTCCCTGTCAAAGTTGCTACGACGGCTGAAAGTCTATCAGAATTGTTTGCATCGCTGTAAACAATCATGAACTTGTCAGTATCAACTTTTTCAACAAGCCAGAAAATATCATTTGATTTTGCAAGTATTCCTGTGACTTCATGAGGGTCTCCCCACACTATTTTCCCACTGGTCCGATCACCTATTTTGAAATAGAATTTATAGTTTGCACCAAACTGAACTGTCCAAACTATTCCTATTTTTTGTGTGTCAGGTAGAAAAATCTTAGGATGAGTACCATCACTTGCCTGAGTATCATAACCTTCAAGGTCTACGTTTAAGCTTCCATGTGGGCTAATGATTATTTTTTTAGTCTCCAAATATTTAGCAAAGGTAGGAACTTTAAAATTCAAGAACTCGTCTGTCTCAATGGGTCCACTGGCTTCTGGATAAAGATCATTGATTTCAGTAAAAGCAAGATCCACTGCGTTTTGCATGTCAGGATTAGCATAGTTAGTCGGTATCAAAGTTCCCTCCACAGGAGAAAGATCATCGAAATTCTCGTAGCCTTTAGAGATTACGTTTTTAAAGAACATGGGGCTGACGTATTGACCGCTAGAAATACCGCCTCCTACGCTGCTCTGACTAGATCCATTAATTCTCATATGATTAGGTTTGTGTTTGAAATAATTGTAGGCCAAAGAGTCTGAAAAATCCACCGTGTGTATCAGCACCATCCGATCCTAGCCTTGATAGCATAAAGGAAACTTCATTGCCAGAAGCGAGTGCAGTGTTTGGAATTTTGATTGTTGAGAGAGTGATTACCTTTAAAGTGTCACCTGTGTTTGGTGTGCTCACGGTTTCAAGGAGTGTTGTCTTTGCTGGATCGGTATCACCTGTATTTAGAACAGAAGTGTACTGAAGCTGAAGTCGAACGTTCTTTGCTGCCTCAGCTGTATCCATGTCGAATCCAATTCGTACGAGCCAATCAAGACCTAAATCAATATGAGGTGGGATCTGAACATCAAAGTACCCCTTTGATACAGCGTCAGGTTTATATTTTACGACTGCATAGTCTCCGACGATATCCCCCTCGATACTCAGCGAATCATCCATATCCATGTTCTCCACATTGTAATAACCTGCATGAAGAACGTCCTTTCTAAGATCATTATATTGAAAGGATTCTGCCGTATCACCTATGTTGATTATTACACTATCCATGGTTTTTTATTTGAGAAGATAATAAGGCTAAACTACGGTGATCACAAGTTGAACTACTAGTGAGTTTAGGGGTGTCTTGATGATATCGATGTTTGCACTATCAAACATGATCCCACTGTTCGGCGTATCAGTAGCATCTATGAAGGCCCCGATCTCTTTGAGGTCTCCGATAGCCTGAGTGGCACTGAAAACGTACTCAAGCGTTGTCTGTGTTCCGACTCTGTTCGCATCCTCCAGCTCACTACGGTCTATCTCTGCTCCTAGTTGCGTATCGCCTACAGCAGGACTTGCCCCGTCGGTCCCTACAGCTACGTAATTCACAAAGCCAGAATAAGTCTGATCATTCATTAGAAGGCGCGCATAAACCTCTTTGCCTACAGTGACAACTAGGTTCTTAGACTCCTGAACTTCAACGATATTTCCATCCAAGTCTTTTAAAGTGAGGATGAATTTTCCCTGCAGTCCAAATGTATCTTTAACTTGCATATTTAATTTGTTAAATCCAAATGTGATCCGGCCCACCATCCCAAACCAAATCGTTTCCCATTCCAGCTAACCCCCAAACTTTTCCAGTGTACTGATCGATAATAAATTCTGTTTCAAATCCAAACTCTTCCATGATAATTTCGATCTTCTCTTGAGTTTCATTATCAATGATTTCTTCCTTCCTGTCATCTCTGTCAATTTGCTGCTGAAGCCAATATAAAATACTGAAGGTTCGAGTGGTTACCGCTTGGATCTGATATTCAAATTCGAAGGGACTCCGGGCCACTCCCCTGACCTTCTGAATGACGTAATCTTGCTGTAATCCGCGAATATCCGACTGTATGTTTATGGTTTGTCCGACCTTAAGACCATGCTTGTAAGTTAGGAAAGATGCCTCAACCACTTCATTTGCCCACGCTACAATCTCTTGCTGAGCTCTTTGCTTTGCACCATCTTTTGTCTTGATAGTTTTATCTATAACCTTGAATTGGAACTCCCCAAATTCAGCTATGGAAGCACCGTCTCGATATAGAACGAACACGGGCAAGAAAGGATCACCGGTAAATATAAGCTCATCACCTCCAAGGGGTGGTACTTCAAAGATAAGGATCTTCTCAAGGAAGCTGTGAAGGATCTCGTAATCAATACCCTCAAGGAAATACCAGGTAGAGTCGACCTTCGTCCAAGTGAAGCCAGCATCGCCTTCATTGTGATACCCGTCGTATTCTGCAACGTCTGAGGTATCGATCTGATAATAATTTGCATTGTCTACGCCTCCTGAGCGTCTCACTCTTATCTGATAACGATCATCAACATCGAAAAGAAGGGAGTTGGTGAAAGCTTCATTTAGTTCTACTGTGATGTCTTCGAAGTCAGCCTCAACATCAGCAGGCGGTATAAAAACAACCGATGAAAGGATTGGATTGCCAGGATGTTCATTGACGTTGGAATAAATTGCTAATTGGAGGTCATCAACTGGGTTGCCAACCTTTCGAATCCTAAGTGTGATACTGGACCGACGTCCATGCTTGGTTACGATGATCTCTTGAGAAGCATAGGTACGAGCTGTGATGTCCCCTATGTTTGCAGGATTAGGTCCATCAATGAGCAACTGTGTAGAGCCCTGGTTGTCATCGAATTTATCCAGGTTATCAACCCCCACTGATTTTTCAATACCATTCTGAAATAGGCGTACGTTTTTATATTTGTACCCCAACTTAAAAATAGCATTCAAACCGTCCGCTTGGTGGGTCAGGTCTTCCTCCTCCTGGTCTCCGAGATAATCAGAACCTCTAACGAATATCGAGTTCCTGAGCTGATCAGCATTATTGTTGATGCTTAACGATCGATAAACATGATTGCCATTCGTATCACTCAAGTTGAATGGAGCTGAGATATCGAACTTAGCGAAGATTTTAATGTCCTTGTTCTCATCCACATACCAGTGCCAGTTGAAAAGCTCTGCCATTCTCTGAAGGCAACTGCTAGGTGTCTCGTAGTTGAAAGCCATCCACTTGATGATCTGAGTAGCCCCTAAGCTACCGTCTCTTGTGAAAGCATCCTGTTTAAGCACCTGATAATTATCAAAGGTGACTTCAACATTAGTGAAAGGCTTTGATTTCACTTCCATTCTAGTAGCATAGATCATCGTCCAGTCCGGTGCACCGACCTCTGTGAAATCTGTCTTATTGACCTTAACTAAATTCCAACCGGTCTGAATGATTTGGGAAGATACATCTGCTGTAAAATAATCGTTTGAAAAGTCTGATAAAGAACTCAAGATCAAATTCACACTCTCAAGATTGTTTATGTCATTGACAAATACCTCGATCTCAAGGTAGTCGTTTTCAGGAAAGCCATTAGGTTCAAGGTTCAAATAAATAAGCCGATCAAGGTAAGCAACCACGTTGTTGTCAGAGATGACTTTGATTGCCTGATTTCCTAATCTATAATTCACAGTATCGACTTCACCACCAACCCAAATCTCGTTCTCTGAAAACACTGCGATCTCAACACGATCGATCTTGTTTATGTACCGGTTCCGAATATCATTAAGAATGTTTATCAGAGGCTTATTCTCATATCTTTCAATGACCAGTCTGCGGTCCATCTCATAACTGTAATCTCGCACCGTTACAGTATGAACTAGGCCATCCACACTTTGAACATCTTGATCAACCTTGATAATGTGACCTCCAAAGATCTTATTCCCATCCACTTCAATTTCAACTTCTTGTAGAGGATTAGGGATGAAGGTACGTGTGCCAAATTTCTTAGTTCTAAAAGTAACTGTGTCTACTTGATTGGTGAGTGCCTCATCGTAGCTCAGGCTTTGCCAGTCGATTACACTTGACCGATCTATTCCATTGATTAAAACGGTGATGGCCATATTTAAGCTAGTCGACGGTTAATTCTAAGTGTATTTATTATTTCATCACCAATCATTTCGGAGAACTGACGGATGTTTCCCCCAAGGACATTGTTTCCTGAAACATTTACAACCACTGTAGTTCCTCCTCCTAGTCTATTATTAGGAGTAACCGTACCACTACGACCAAAGGTTACCATTTCCGGACCCTTTTCTCCTACCAAAGAGGTTTGACCTGCAAATACATTTCCTCCTGTAGCATTTGTCTTTTTCCAACCCCCGCTAGAAGAAGGTGAAAGATGTCCTCCATTAAACCTATCAGCAACTCCTTGTCCATATTCTTTCGCTGCTGCTCCTGCTGCTGCTGCTAATTCCTTTATTTTTCCAACTGCCTTGGAAATAGTATCTATGATGCCATTTATTATTCCCATGATTGTGCCAGCCACGGCAGCCACCGCGCCACTCATTGCATCCCAACCAGCTTGCCATGTATTTTTTATACCTTCAACAAATGAATTCCAAACATCTGTAATCGCTGTAATTATACTGTTTATAACTTCTTTAACCTTATTCAAAGCCGCTTCTATGGTTTCTTTTATACCATTCCAAATTTCTTCTGCCTTAGCTTTCACTGCATCCCAGTTCTGAATCATCAAAACTACAGCTGCGACTAAAGCTGCTATGGCCGCTATGATCAAAACTATAGGGTTAGCTGCAACGAACATAATTGCCGTCCCTACGGCTTTTATTGCTGTGATAAGCAAAGGAAGGACTATTAATATTCCTAAAATAGCAGCAGTCCATTCTACTATTTTCATAGTCAGTTCAGGATTATCAGCTATCCATTTAGATATGCTATCAATTATTGGCACCAATTTTTGCGCCAAAGAATCTAAAGCAGGAAGCAGGGCTGCACCTACAGATTCTTTAATTTCACCCATTGAGGCAGCCAATCTTGCCTGCGCCACATCAGCACCATTTAAAGTATCCGTAGTTTCACGAAGATTCTGAGCAAGACCTTCTTGAATCGTAGCAACCTTCTGAGCTTCTGTTCCTGTCATAATGAGCTCTTGTTGATGAGCAGTGAAACGAACCCCCGTCTTTTCTAGAGCTCCAAACTGACCATTCAAAGCTTTTGCAATGGTGTTCGCACTCATTATGTAATCCTGGGAACCTGCATTAACACCTGCCTGATTAACTGCATAATCCGCCATGGACTTTGTCAAATTTACGACAGACTCACTTTGAAGTCCGAAAGTAGCTAGCTGAGCAGCTCCCATATTGATTGCATCCGCATCTACACCCACCTTAGCCTGAAGCGCACTTGAAACTGCATTGATTGCAGCCACTTGCTCAGAACTTCCATGGCTCACATCTATGATGGCGTGCTCTAATTGTCTTTGAGATCTTTCGGCTTCAGCAAAAGCATCGATCGATGACTTGCCAAAGGCTACCATTCCAACTCCTACAGCTGCCGCTGCTATTCCTACTTTTTGAAGGCCACTCTCAATACCAGAAGCGATACTTTTAATTTTGCTGGATGCATCATCCTTGGCGGTTAAGACTATTTTTAATTCTTGTTCTGCCATGTTTATTTTTTAAGTTTTGTTCTTGAACTCCTGGACTTCTTCTTATCAAATTTAGCTTGCCAATTCAATGCACTGATTATATTTTCGATATCATTATAACTTTCTTTGCGTATTTGACTAGGTAAACAATTTAAGGTAAGGCAAAGTTGCGGCAGAGTAGCTACATGTTTGTTTGGCCTTTCCCAGTAAATGCCTTGCTCTATTTCTCTGTCGTCGGACTGAACTTTTTTTTTATTTCACCATAACGATCAAGAGCTTTTGAATAAATCAAAAATGCATCCTCTGCATCCATATCCATGAGAATCTTTTCTGTGATGGGCGTTGGCTCAGTTATAGGATTGATAACGATTTCCTTAATGAAGGTTAGCATGAGCTTTATTGAGAATCTTTCCTCTGATTCCATATTTAAACTTATACCACCATTAACCATGGTAGCTCCTTTCTTGAAAAGCGCATCGATTTGACTGCACTCCCCAAAGCTTATATTCTTTCTCATTAAAGCATAAGTCCCTTCATTTTTTAGATCTATCTTTAAAAATTTGTCTTCATCGATTTCCATATTTGGGTTAGGTTAGTTGTTTTTAGTAGGCAGCTACTTCATTCCTTAGGGTCAGAACGATCATGTTTTCCTCAGGAAGATTGTAGTGGGCTTTGAATGTAAAAGTTTCTTCAACGAACTCATTCAAATCTCTTTTTTGTTCGTAGTCGAAGATCTTAACTTTAGAAAGATCTATTGTGATAGTTGGGTTGCTACCCACACCGATAGTATCAGGATGAACGAATTGTATTCTGAAAGCTCTTTGTTCATTATCGTTTTGCATGTCTTTGAAAACATTGTCTTTGTTTGTCAAAGTAATCTCACCCTCAACTGTGAATTGTTGATTAAGAATGTCGTCTGGTGAGATATCACCTAGAGCATTCTCAAGAGCAATGTTAGAGCTGATTTCAATGGTACAATTTCTAATCTTGGTTTCAGAAGCTGCATTCAAACCAGCTACGTTTGTTGCATGTTTGAAGGTCAAATGCTGAGGAAGGAAGTCTCTTTCTAATGTGTGGGCTACAGCATTCGTGTCTGTAACTGAAGCTTTAGTCATTAAAGAAATTTCATACATTATGTAATCGCCAAGTTCAGCGTTGATTTGAATACTATCAACCACAGCGTTGGCAAATGCCTCATCTCGGTTGGCATCTTTTATCACAGCCGTAAGAGATTGATGTTGAATGCTTTGATTAACAGTGAATACGTGGTCATATACGCCAGCCTCAACTTCATCAGGAGTATCGGTTCCGAAAAGCGATAAGAAGAAAAGTCCACTAGACTCATCCTTCAATTTACCCTTAGCAACAATCTCTCCGTATCGATTGACTAACTGCATATCGTCTGAGCCTTCGATGACAGCAAGACTTTGCTCATCGTCCACTCCCTCAACTTTATCTTCCATTTCAAGTTCAATCCATGGAATCCAATAATCCACATTGTCAGGAGTCCCGCGCACTGCTTCTTTACCGATACCGAAGGATACTTGTCTACCGATTTGCTTAGTCATTTTCTTTTGGTTTAGTTTCTAAAGTTTTTTTGAGCAGGGCCTGGGCATCCGCTAAATTAGCAGCACGTGCAACAAACCCTTCTTTTGGGAAGGTGAATATTCTCATTTTCTTCTTTGGCTTTTCTTGAGTCTCTGTATTTTCTGTTTTGCTTTTTGCCATAGTATTTTTTGTTGACTTGATTATAAAAGGTACTTTAATACAGCGCAAGATCAAGTGATGACCTGCTTCTCTATCTTACAAATAATAGTGAGCTGAGCGTACTTAATGGCTCCATGCTCACCTGTGTACTCTCCCCAAACCGATGGCATGGCTTCACAGAAGTCAGCAGCACCCCCAAGGTTGTAGTCGGTATCGAAAGCTTCAATGATGTCATCCACCACGCCTGTCAAAATATCGATGGCAACATCCCGGCCTGGACGGGTGATCTCTTGATGAACGTAAATATCGAACTGATAGGATCTCAGATTATCGGTGTTACTGAAGAACTCATTCTCATTCGAGGAAGGTTCAAAGGTGACTGCTGGGAATTGCGTGATATTCCCAGTATGAACATCTAAAACCTGGGCAATCTTCTGACCAACTCCTGTCAAGGAATCTAACTTGGCTTTCACCGCTGGTCTTAATGTGGTCCAACTCATTTCGCTAATTTATTGGTTATGTTCTTTAGTGCATCTGCAAAGAATCCTTCTACTCTAGCTTGCTCCTCCTTGCCTGCATCTTTATAGAACGGGTGTGCCTTGGTACCTTTCTGAGAGATTGCTCTTGCGACCAAGAATGCCGGTATACCGTGCTTCCTTGCCCATGGCTCAATGGCATCAATAGGTGGAAAGTGGGGCTTAGTTCCCTCATGAACGAACATTGCATAAGGTGCAGTGTTCTTCAAAGTTCCTGTGAGAGCTGAGAAGCTTTGTTTGTTAGAGTTTCTTAGAAGACCTGAATCTGTAGGCATCTTTGGAATAGAAGCTGCATCAAGTACTACGATAGCCTTTTTTAAAGCTGGCTCCAATTCTGCAGCGACTATCTTTGGTGATTTTGCAAATGCAGCCGTTAGTTTATCTAGACCTTCTACCTTAATGTTGAAAGCTGCATTGGATGCCATAAATTAATTTTTAACTGCCAGTTCTAATTGGCAATCAATAAAGTATTGCCTCTTGAGATCAAATTTCCGAACCCCTCTCACTATATAATCCACAGCATCAATGGTTAGTCTATCAGCAGCCTGAATATCAGCGTCTCCATCAGTCTGAAATTGATAAGCTTGAGACATTGTTTGCAGGCCAGGAATATTCTGGTCTTGATCAACTGGAGAGAAGAACCCTAAATAAACATTCCCAGTGGCTACATAATTTGATTTACCCCCTGCATAAACAGATCGTTTAACCGTGGCATTAAAATTATAATTGAATCTTCCAGTACTCATTTAAAAGAAGTTACGATATTTCCTAAATATTCTCTGAGCTGAAGGATCAATGTTCTCGTTCCATGAGGCACTACCTCCTCCAAGACCTTCGTTCAAGATACCTTGAGACCTTCTTTTGTCGAACTCTTTAGCTACTATTTTTATGCAGCACAATTGCAAATCTAACGGAATATCTGCAAATCCTCCCTTGTAGACTATTTTATAGTTCTGATTGCCTTTGTTTAAACCGGAGCTCATATAGATCGTGCCACTAGAAGGATTCAAGGTGTAGTCTGTGCCTGCTACAGCTGACCAAGTAGGGTTGTTGTAATCCCCATCATTAACTTCAATGCTGACGATTTCAACGATAGGCCACGTCTTGAGGAAGATCTTATTCCTCTTTGTTCCATCATAATCACCATCAACAATCTCTTCGATAGGGTCTGCATCTTCATCATATTTGAAAGTCCTGTTACCACATTCCATTTCAACAAAAACAGTCATCTGATTGATCAGCATTTCAAGAAGGGCGTCGTGTGTATTGGCTGTTAAACCTAAATAAGATTTAACGTCTGCCAAGGTTGTGAGGGCTTTATCAATGACTGCCATTTTTTTGTTTTAAAAAGCTACACAAAGTGACGGTCGCAGTGACCGTCACTCAAGAAGCCTTCAACTAAGCAGCATCTTCACTGTTTAGGTCTGCCTTTCCATCAACCGCCTTTACTAGACCAGAGATACCAACAACGTTAGCTGTTACAGTCCCAGCAGTAACGATTACTGCTCGAACGTATCTTTTAGTTCTATGGAATCCAATGGAAGCAATTTTCCCATCATCATCCTCATCAGTTTGAGTGAAGGTAGCACCAACAATGTCAGTGTAGCCAGAACCAGAAACATTTGATTCTTGCATCTTAATATCAGCAGTGTGATCACCAGTCTGAGCTCCAAGTTGAGCAATGGCCACTAGATCGTGATGCATATTGATACAGTCAACCCCTACACCATTAGTGGTGGTTGCTGAGGTGATGTCAGTGATGGGAAAAAATTCCACCCCTTTATAATTTTCAATTAATGAGTGCATTTAGTTTTGAATTAGATTAAATAATTTACTATTTTCTCTTAGCTTTTCTTATCA